ACGAGGGCGCGGATTTCGGCGGCCAGACGCTGCGGATCTTCGAAATCGGCCACCAGCTCGAGGATCTGGCGATCCGCTGGCTGCGTGCGGCCGGGATCGACCTCTACACTCGAAAGGGCAATCGCCCCGATGGCGAGCAGTTCGGCTTTTCCGTCGCCGGTGGCCGCATTCGTGGCCATGTCGACGGGATCATTGCCAACGCTCCGGCAGCACTCGGTCTGCACACCCCGGCGCTCTGGGAGTGCAAGACCATGAACGCCAAGAACTGGCGCGCTTGCGTCAAGGACGGGGTCACGGTCTCCAAGCCCGTCTATGCCGCCCAGATCGCGATCTACCAAGCCTACATGGAAGCGACCGTACCGGGCATCTCGGCCGCGCCCGCTTTGTTCACCGCGATCAACAAGGATACGGCCGAACTGCATCACGAGTTGGTGCCGTTCGATGCTGCCCTTGCGCAGCGCATGTCCGACCGCGCGGTGCGGATCCTTCAGGCCACCGATGCAGGCGATCTGTTGCCGCGCATCGCCGCCAGCCGCGACTTCTTCGAATGCCGGTTCTGCTCGCACGCCGAGCGGTGTTGGGGGCTGACCGGATGAGCGATGACAACGTCATCCAGTTCAGTGCGTGGCGGGATTTCAACGACGCCGCCCCGCAGATCGACCCGTTCGGCGATGAGCCCGACCCCGCGCAAATCGCACAGTTCATGCAGGTCGTCTTCAGCTATTGCGACGGGCTGATCCCGGTCCGCAGTTTCATCGACAAGGGGCAGGGCATCGACGGTCGCCCGCATAACATCTGGATCGAGGCAAATTCCGAGACGCCGGAAAAGATGGCGACCTTCGCCGCATGGGCCTCTCGTGAGGGGGCGGCCGTTTATGTGATTCCCGGTACGGTCGCGGCCGCTGGTCAGGCCAAGGCCGCAGAGGTCCTGCAGATGCAGGCCGTTGTGGTGGATATCGACAGCGGCGACATCGCCACGAAACGTGCCCATCTGGAGCGGCACCTCGGCCAGCCCACCATGGTCGTGGAAAGCGGCGGCGTCACGCCCGAGGGTCAGCGCAAGTGTCATGTGTGGTGGAAGCTCAGCGAGCCCGCAGAAGGCGATGATATTCGGCGTGTGTGCCTCCTGCGGGGCGACATTGCTGCCAAGGCCGGTGGCGACATGCATTTCCGCTCGGCCCATCAGCCGATCCGGGTGGCAGGCTCGGTCTATTACAAGAACGGATTGAAAACGCAGGTCCGCATCGTGGCGCTGAACCCGACGCTGGAACGCGATCTGGGCGAGTTCATCGAGGCGGTCACCGACATGCCGCCCGCGCCCGGCATCTCCCTGCAGCCCGATTTCAGCCATCCGGACAAACCCGCCATGCGCGAGGTGCTGACCACGCCAGTGCGCGAAGGCGCACAGGACGACTGGTCGCGTTTCGAGGGTGCCAGTGCGGCGATCGGGCATTTCATCCGCATGGTCCATGAGGGCCGGATGTCGAAGGACGAAGGTTGGGAAGGCATCTGCGGCTACAACGCCGCCATGCTCAGACCCGCCTGGCCGGTCGAACGCCTGCAACGCGAGTCCGAACGGCTCTGGGACCTGCATGTCCAGAAATACGGGCCACCCCTGATCCGGCTCGACAGCGCCGCCCCCGCGCCAGACGAGATGCCAGCCTTCACCTTGGGCGCGCTGCTGGATGACGACAGCCCAATGCCCGAGGATATCATCGCGCCGCGCGTGCTGACGCCTGGTGGCCTGCTGGTGCTGGGCGGTGCGCCCAAGGTCGGCAAAAGCGATCTGCTGATCAGCTGGCTCGTGCACATGGCCGCCGGGGTGCCGTTTCTCGGCTTCACCCCGCCACGCCCGCTGCGGGTGTTCTACCTCCAGGCGGAAATCCAGTACCACTATCTGCGCGAGCGGATGAAGCAGATCGCGCTGCCGCCCTCCGTCATTGCTGATGCGCGCGACACGTTCGTGGTTACGCCCAAGCTGAAGATGCTGCTCGACAACGACGGCAGCGTGCGTGTGGCGCGCGCCATTCAGGCCGCGTTCCCGGACGCCCCGGTCGACATCATCTGCATCGACCCGATCCGCAATCTCTTCGACGGCGGACCGGATGGCGGCGGCGAAAACGACAACACCGCGATGATGTTCTTCCTGAAGGACCGGGTCGAAGTCCTGCGCGATTACGTCAATCCCGACTGCGGCGTGATCCTTGCGCACCACACCAAAAAGCTCAGCAAGCTGCAGGTGAAGGATGATCCGTTTCTGGCGCTGTCCGGGGCAAGTGCCCTGCGCGGTTTCTACACTTCCGGCCTGATCCTGCATCGCCCCGACGAGGACGCGTCCGAGCGCAAGCTGGAGATCGAACTGCGCAATGGCCCTGCGCTGCCGACCAAGTTGATCGACAAGGTGCGCGGCCAATGGGTCGAGATCAACCCGATGAACGAACGGCTGGTCCGCGCGGAAGCGGGGGCAAAGCACGATGCCGAGCGTGAACGCAAGGGCGACGTCATTGTCACCATCCTGATGGATGAGGCCGAGAAGGGGCGGATGTACACCATGACCCAGTTCGCGGAGGCATTCGAGAACAAGGCAGGGCTCAGCGGTGCCGCTGGCATCCGCGACCGGCTGAATGTGCTGACCACCAAAGGCATCGTGAAATTCGTCAAGGGTCATGCTGCTGCCGATCTTGGGCTGGCCTCCGACCGCAGCAAATACGGCTACCTTTGCGTTGAGGGCATGGTCCTCGGGACAGGTGCCGAGACCGTCGATGCTGATACCGGTGAGGTCTTTCCACAGACCATCAGGACCCTGCCCAGCCACTACAAATGCCCCCAGACCGGGGCCGTCCTTCCGGTCGAAAATCCCTCCGTCTGGGTCTGCGCAGAGGGGGACAATCCATGACCGGGTTGCCGAAAATCGCGAGCCAAATCTGGACTGTCAGCAGCCAAATCTGGCCAGATTTTGCCAAATCTGAAATCTGCCAGAAATCTGAAATCTGCAATTTTTCACATGATTTCATAGGGTTGACGGGTCAAATCCAGATTTGGCTAGGGGTCATGCCAAATCTGAACATAAATCTGGATTTCGCCAACAGTTTCAGTGAGTTGTGCCAGATTTCAGATTTGGCACTGAGCACCCCTAAAGGGGTGGGTGGACTCCCCCCGCAAGGCGGGGAGGTCCACCACCCACCCCTGGGCAATCTTCCCGGACCCAAGTTTGGGTCTGACCCCAATCCGACGACGGCGACCCGCTCCGCCAGGAACATGATCGCCGTCGTCTTCTGCCCTGAGCCATCCCACCCGAAAAGGAGACCACCCATGGCTGACCCGACTCTGATCACCACAGGCATCGGCGCAAAAGCCGTCTCGCCGTCGGCGTGCGAAACCAGCCGCACCATCCTCGCGCTTGATCTCGGCACAACGACCGGATGGGCCATTCGGGGTTTCGACGGGTTGATCACCAGCGGCACTGCCAGTTTCCGCCCCGGCCGTTTCGATGGCGGGGGCATGCGCTACCTGCGCTTCACCAACTGGTTGAGCGAGATCGACCGGCTGTCCGGTCCAATCGCGGCCATTTGGTTCGAAGAAGTTCGCCGCCATGCGGGCACAGACGCCGCCCATGTTTACGGGGGTCTGATGGCCACCCTGACCGCATGGGCCGAGCTGCGCGGCGTGCCCTATCAGGGCGTACCGGTTGGCAGCATCAAAAAACATGCCACCGGCAAGGGCAACGCGCCGAAGGAGGCGATGATCGCGGCGGCGCGTGCGCGTGGCTTCAACCCTGCCGATGACAACGAGGCCGATGCCATCGCGTTGCTGCTCTGGGCGCTGGAAACGAACGGAGGTGCGCAATGACCAGCATGCGGTTTGCCCCGAAAGGCTACGGCGGTCAGCGACGCAGTCCCGATCAGGTCAAGCGGGAAGGCTGGGCGGAACAAGGCGTGCTGGCCGTTGCCGTCGATGACCAGCGCCTGACCTGGCCTGAGCGCGAACTGGTCCGCCAGTTGGGCGAGAAACTCTACGGCAAGCGCCCTGCTGGGCAGGAGGTGCGCCATGGCTGACTGGACGACAACGCAGGTGCAGGACCGGCTGGAGCTTGCGGCGGGCGTGATGCGGCAGATGCCGGGCGTGATGCCGCAGGGTTACTCCAACGCATGGCCCGAGTATCTCTACAGCTTCGCCGACAAGGTTGGTCAACAACCGCAGATGCGGCGGCCAAGGCCCATCCCACGGGCGATCACACAAGCCGAGGAAGCGATGTTGTGGCTGCGCTGGCTGGAGCCTGCGGACGCACGCCTCGTCTGGGCGCGTGCCGACGGGATGGCGTGGAAGCCGATTTGCTGGCAGTTCGGCTTGTCGCGCACCGCGGCAACCAAGCGCTGGCAGTATGGTCTCGCGGTAATCACCTGGCGGCTGAACGGTCGCGTGCCGTCGGCCCGACGCTCGCAACAGTTCGTCATTGAAAACGCCAATCGGCTGTCAAGAACAATCGTCCTGTAAGGGAATTTTCTGGTGTACATCGGAAGGCAAGACAATCTCCGTTCCGAAGCGTATGAATTTCATATGCTCGGAATGGTGTGCGAAACGGTCACGCGGCATTCATTCCTCGAATGGATGCCGTGGTGGACCCCAGAGTCCGAACCTGGGTCCAGCCGGAGCCAGATGACCGCCTGATCTGCCAAGTCATTGTTTTCCGGTTCCTTTCGGGCTGAAAACGTATGCTGGCGGGCGAAGCGCGGCACATCGCTAGCGACAGGGCCGGATTTTTGGGAAGCCACCCCCTCGGGAAGCCACCCGAAAACGGCTGAGATAGCACAATAAAACAGCACTTGGCTGGTGGACTCCGGGGTGGATACCGCCGGACTCCGGCAGCCGGTGAAATCCGACGTGGATTCCACATCCGGGGTCCAGCCCGGAAGCCAACCCATCTTTCAACAGGACACCCCATATGACCCTGAGCTTCGCCCCGGAGCGCATCGAGCAATGGCCGCTCGCGCGCTTGCAGCCCTACGCCCGCAATGCGAAGGCGCATGGCGCGGACCAAGTGGCGAAGATCGCAGCCAGCATGGCCGAGTTCGGTTGGACCGTGCCCTGCCTCGTCGGCGAGGATGGCGAGTTGATCGCGGGTCATGGCCGGGTGCTGGCGGCAACGCAGCTGGGCCTGACCGAAGCGCCGGTGATCGTGCTGGGCCACCTGACCGAGGCGCAGCGGCGGGCGTACCGGATTGCGGATAACCGGCTGGCTGAGAGTCCATGGGACGAGGCGCTGCTCTCAGCGGAACTGAACGACCTCTTGGCCGAGGATTTCGACCTGTCGCTGGTCGGCTTCTCCGACGGCGAGTTGGACAAGCTGCTGGCCTTCGTGCCGAAAGAGGATGGGCAAGAAGGTGGCGCCGGGGGCTCCGTGCCGCCGGTGACAATCCCGGAACCGCCCCGCAATCCGGCCTCGCGCACCGGCGATCTGTGGATCCTCGGCGATCACCGTCTGCTTTGCGGTGACAGCACCAGCGCCGCCGATGTGCGCCGCCTGATGAATGGCGAGCGGGCGATCCTGTTCGCGACCGATCCGCCGTATCTCGTGGACTATGACGGCTCGAACCATCCGACCCGGAACAAGGATTGGTCGGCCTCCTACGGTACTACTTGGGATGACAGTTCGCAGGGGGCCGAGCTTTATGATGGCTTCATCGCGGCCGCCGTGGCGGAAGCAATCGCCGAAAATGCCGCCTGGTATTGTTGGCACGCTTCGCGTCGCCAGGCGATGCTGGAAGCCTGCTGGGAAAAGGCCGGTGCCTTCGTGCACCAGCAGATCATCTGGGTGAAGGACCGCGGGGTTCTGACCCGGTCGCACTACCTGTGGAAGCACGAGCCCTGTTTCATGGGCTGGCGCCGTCCGAACCGCCCGCCGAAGGTGGCCGAAGAAACACTGCCATCGACATGGGCGCTGCCCAGCTTCACCAAGGACGAGCGTCCCGACCATCCGACTCCGAAGCCGCTCGATGCGTTCGGGATCCCGATGCGCCAGCATGTGGCGCGTGGCGGTCTTTGCTACGAGCCGTTCTGCGGTTCCGGCTCGCAGATCATGGCGGGCGAGGCCAACGGTCGCCGCGTCTTCGCGATGGAAATCAGCCCGGCCTACATCGATGTTGCCGTCGAACGCTGGCAAGCCGACACCGGCCGCGAGGCAATTCTCGACGGCGACGGCCGGACCTTCGCGCAGGTGAGAACCGAGCGGCTGGGCGACAACGCCGAAGCCCCGGCCGACGTGGCGGACACGAACGCCGATCCTGAACCGACCCGCAAACACGAACCCACCGTGTGACATGCATGACCTGGCTTTACCTTCCTCCGGACGCGGTTCCGGACCCGGAGACGCATGCCTTTTCGGCCTCTCCCTCTGTTCCGGCGCAGGCGGGCTCGACCTCGGGCTCGCCATCGCCATCCCCGGATATCGTGCTGTGGGCCATGTCGAACGGGAAACCTTCGCCGCAGCCACTCTCGTGGCGCGGATGGAAGACGCGTCCCTGGATCAGTCTGTTGTCTGGGACGATGTTGGAACCTTCGACGGCCGCCCGTGGCGCGGCGCGGTGGACATCGTCACTGCGGGCTATCCGTGCCAGCCGTTCTCGGTCGCGGGCCGACGGCTCGGTGCCGAGGATCCACGCCACCTCTGGCCCCATGTCGCCCGCATCATCGGCGAAGTCGAACCGCCCTTCGTCTTCCTTGAGAATGTCGCCCATCATCTCCGCCTCGGACTCCCCGAAGTCGCCGCAGGACTGGTCGGCATGGGCTACCGCCTTGCGGCAGGCCTCTTCACAGCGGCGGAAGTCGGTGCGCCCCACAAGCGCGAGCGGCTCTTCATCCTCGCCATCCGCGAGGGCGACGAGTTGGCCGACCCCGCGCGCTTGCTCTGGCACCCGGTCGAGTGGCGGGAACCGGACGGAATTGCTCCGCCTCTGGCCGACGCCGAGGGCCAGCGCCAACGAGAACCGGCAGACAAAGCCGACGCCATCGCAGGAAGCGGGCCAGCACGGCATGAACCTCGCGACGACGGCCGCGATGTGGCCGACGCCGCAGATCGACAGCTTTCGCAGTCGGGGTGGCGCGCGGAAGGACGAAAAGGGTCTGGACCGGATGGCGCGGGACTGGCCGACGCCGATGGCGAACGACGGCTGCAAGCCGAGTGCGGGCAACCGGCGGACGGCGGACTTGACCCACGCCAGCCAGATGTGGATGACGCCGACGGCGCGGGATCACAAGGACGGGGCGACGACATTGGCGAACACGCCGGTGAACGGCCTGCTTGGCCGCCAGGTCCTTGTGACGCCGATGGCTGGGAGCGATACCTGCGATGCGCGCCGGACCTTGAACCCGCTGTTCGTCGAGGCGCTGATGGGTTGGCCCACCGGGTGGACCGGCTTCGGCTCTGTGGCAACGGCGTGGTCCCCCTGGTTGCAGCGCATGCGCTGCGAACTCTGGCAGCTGAACTCTTGGCCGGTAGATGAGGTGGCCGTGCCATGAAACAATCGCGTGCCATGTCGCTGGTCGAATCCGTCGCCAACGTGATCGTGGGCTACGGCGTTGCGGTCGTTACGCAGATCCTGATATTCCCGGTCTTCGGGCTGCATGTAACGCTGGCACAGAACCTGAAAATGGGGATCATTTTCTCGTTCTTATGCGCTGCACCGCATAAGAACGATTATGCAGAGCGTATGATTATGCGGAGTCTGTGGCGCCCTTGACAGGCGCCGCAGGGGTTATTGGCGGTTGTCACTCCGCATAATTCCGGCCGTTGCTCACCTCGGCCAGCATGGCCATCA